TGTTTTAGTTAATTATGCCGCAGCGTCTACGGATAGTACGCCGTACCATGTTGTCCCGCCGTCTCTTGTCCAGAAAACGTAAATATCTGTTTCACCACTTGCGGGTGCATCAGGTGCAGTACCACCAGCCCAATCTACAGAGGTAGGCCATGTGACTGTTGAGCCGTTGCCTGTTAGTTGTAGAACAAAGCCGTTACTGTAATTATTAACAGCATTACTAAATGTAAACGTAGTATTTCCTGTCATCGTCAAGCTGAACGCACCCGCACTGCTTACGTCACATGTCGGGGTTGTGCCTGAAAGGGCATCGTAATCCTCTCGTAAGGAGCCATCACTTATAAATACACCAGATGCTGTAACCTGAGTAAGTGAGCCACCCGTGTATAAATTTATTGCGTTATTAGCAAACCCCACATAAGTATCAGTATCACCTTCATGTATTAAACTACTGGCAAGGTAAATATTATCTACGGCATTAAGATCGCCTTGGATGTTGGCACCAGTACTATTAGTATTAAACTTGTATACCCCATTATGGTACATGTAAGTTGGGCCATTATGTTGAGCATAGTACAGGTGTTTGTTGTTAACATCGTCATAAAGGACTGTGACATCACTGTTGTTATGAAAAAGCCCTGCCCGACCGCCAATGCTATAACCTTCCCAGCCACCATGAGCACCACCATCAATCTGGATAGAGCCGTAGTCGCCAGAGACAGGTTGGAAGTAGCCGTTGCCACTGTCGCCTAAACGTACACCTGAACTGGTGGCTATTATTCTATCAGTGCCACCTGTAGATAGGTATGCTGAATTAGTCCCAAAATAAAGATATGTGTCTGTGTCACCTTCATGTATTAAACTATTAGCAACATAAATATTATCTACAGCATTGAGATTGCCGTTGATGTTTAACCCTGCAAACGAGGGGCTGTCACTCGTGCCTAACCCTAGTGAGTTCTTAAAGCCTGTCGCATTGTTTTTGCGTAGGTAGCTGTCTGTAGATGAATAAAATACTGTATCGGAACTACGAGTAGCTGCGCTGTGATCCATATACAAATAATTAGAATGCATATATCTGGCAAAAATGTCACCACCAGAGTTTCGTAGAACTATTGTATTTGCAGAAGAACTTGTTGTTGATCCTGTACTTGCATGATAGCCATCCAACAAGTCAGCGTCTAAGCCGCTGCCAGAGCCGTCATTGCCAGCATGCCAGACTGTGTTGCCACCAAATGTAAAGGGTGCTCCAGAAACACTTCCAATGTTAAACTCTGCGCCGCCGTGAGTTGAAAGGCCAAAACTGGGTGCATTACCAGAACCCCAACCACTGGGCGAACCAATATGTACTCGTTCGTACATGTGTATGTAGTCACCACTTTGACTACCTAATCCAGTACCCCGTATACCGCCGACTTCTAAGCCATCATTGCTCCCAGTATAGGTTAATTTTCCTGAGAATGTATCAGCTGCATCACTACGCAAAAAGCTGCTTGCCTGAATGCCGTCAACAGTATCAGCATCTAGGCCACTGCCAGAGCCGTCATTGCCTGATGTCCATACTAGACTATTAGTAGAATGATCTAAATTAGAACCATATCTAAGATTACCACTGGTTACCCCTAAATATCGGCTTCCTGTGCTAGTATCATTAAACTCTATTCCAACTTGAGAACTTCTTTGTAACTCTAAAGGATTAGCAGAGCTATTGTTTATCAATAGCTGACCAGACATGCTGTCATCAGCATCACTACGCAAGAACTGTGTGCTGTCTAAGCTATCAAGTGTTGCTGCATTAGATGCTGTACCTGTAAGGTTAGCCGTAATAGTACCTGCACTAAAGTTACCTGATGCATCACGTGCTACAACTTTAGATGCTGTGTTAGTAGGTGTAGCATCTACGTTAAGTGTAGGTGTAGAACCCTCTCCTGTAACACCACCTGTCAGGTAGTTACCTGATGTGATAGTAGATACGTAATCACCTGTAGTGTCAGTACCTAGTGCTACAGAGTTAGCAGCAATAGTAGTTGCAATAGTTGCGTTACCTGAACCGTCTACACCTGTAACACTACCTGTGACATCACCTGTCAAGCTGATAGTACGACCTGTAGCCCAAGCTGTTGCAGTAGCTGCATTGCCTGTTGTGTCTTGGTTACCTGTAGTGTTAACACCTGGTAAGTTAATACTTGCTGTACCATCAAATGATACACCACCAATGTTACGAGCAGTCTCAAGAGCAGTAGCAGTGTCAGCATTACCTGTTACATCGCCAGTAACGTTACCTGTCACATTGCCTGATAGACTTGCTGTTACACTGTTAAATGTTACATCAGATGTTGTCTCTACAGCCTGACCAATGTTAATGCCTGTACCGTCTACAGTAACACCTGTACCTGCATCAGCAGCAAAGACAGTACCTGTTAGTGTAAGACCGTTACCTGCACTATATACGGCAGTAGAGGCTACCTGTGTAAATGTAATATTAGTTGTACCGAAAGTAATAGTACCTTCAGTGTTCATCACATATAGCTCACCTGCACCTGCATTACCTTCTAGTACGAAGAATGCGTCACCTTTACCAAACGAGTTAGGGTCAGATGGGGCATAGCTATCTGTGTCAGTAGAACGAGTTAGTACCCAGTTTGTAGATGCTGAACCTGTATCTGTTACAGTGTATACACCGTTCTGTGTAGCATCTGTTTGTTCATAAATAAGTACACGGTCATTAGTGCTTAATGTAACACCATCAATGACTAGTGCAGCTTGTGTGCTGTTGTTAGTAAGTGTAGCACCTACACCTGCAGTACCATTGTCATACGTAGCAGAAAGATTACCTTCTTGCTCAACACGTACTGGATCATGGTAGTGCAAACCTGCAGCAGCAATCGTATCAACGTACTCTTTTGTTGCAGCATGTAATGCAGACGTAGGGTCTTGATTAAGCTCAAGATCACCATTAGCATTAAAGAATGCAGCTTTACCTGCAGGTTGTGAAATAAATACTTCAGCTTGTGCAGTAAGATTAACGGCACTGCCTGAGTTAGAACTTGCTAGTACGGTAGTACGAGCTAGGAGTGATGAACCTTCTGTCCACGTTCCTAGCCCGACTTCCCAGTTATTAGTACTTGGCTCTAGTATGGAATAGTAAGTAGTATCGCCATCCGACAAAGCAGCAGCAAAAGTCTGGAAGCCATCTACTGTACCATTAAGGGTAAGTGTACCCGTACCAGTAGTGGTAGTGGTTTGTTTTACTCTGTCTTTAATTACGAGAGCCATAGTCTATGCTCCTATTAAGCGATACGGATAATTGCGTTAGATGCGTCTGCAGTTGGGAACTGGATTGTGTAGTCACCGTTAGTAGATGTCTTTGTACCACCAAAGTCAATTACTGCAATAGCAGCATTAGAAGCAGAAGCATTGTAGATAATACAACCGTCTGCTGAAATAGTAGAGGATGTAAATACTTCATCGTCAATATCTACGATAGCTGTTGTGCCATCTGTAGAAATAGTAACGTTGTCTAGTACTTGTCCACCTGTTGTGTAACCTGTACCTGTAGCTTCATCTGAGTTACCTGTTACATCAGAATAGTTAGTAGTTGCTGCACCATACGTGCCTGTCGGAGATGCTTTGATAAGTGCAAGCTTTATAGAATGGGTATCCAAGTCATGAGTACCACCCAATAGTTCCGACTTAAAGCTTGTACACATTGCTGTTGTGATAGCCATTATTGGAATCCTTTTTTAAGATTGTAGATGTACTAAAGGGCCAGCCTCTTGACAAGACCAGCCCAATAGTTTATCTAAGATTAAGCAGCGTTGTAGTTCGCTGTGATCAATGCTTCTGGGCGCAAGATTTTGCGACCGTATAGGTGCATACCACGAACGATGTCTGCAAATGAATCAGGGTCACGGTAGTTCTCAACTTTGTTGATTTGCTCCGCTGAAGCAACCGCTTCGTCCTGACCAGCTACGATAACACCGTAGTTAGTTGACTGTGCAGTTGTACCTGATGTTGCAGCACCTGTACCCAAGTATGGTAGGTTGTTAGACACATAAACACGGAAGCCGTGTAGGTTGTTTAGAACCAAGCCATTCTGTAGGCCAGCACCACCGTAGTCAGCGTTAAGTACACGTGAATCTTCGTCTTTTAGCATCTCTACGAATACTGGGTCTAAGACGATCCAACGACCACGTGAGTCAACGTTTGCTGTGTCCATCTGACGAGCCATACGAGCGATGACTGTTAGAGGAGAAACAGTTGTTGCTGACAATGATGTAGCGCCTGGTAGACGTGGAGCTAGTGGGAT